ACTCCTAGGTTTTTAAATTACGACAGATATGCCTTCCCAGAAAACTCTGCCGCAAAACTAATTATAACAGTATTGTCATTCTGGTACTGGACATGCCCTTCCACTTGGTTTCCATTATTATCTACCACGGTAACGTTTGGCTTAAAGGCCAATTTATGCATTGAGAATGGGATTGTCCATGTTGTTGAAGAGATTAATTGCTCATAGGCATATACTGACTCTGGGAGGGTAAATAGATCAACTGGGGTTCCCCAATCACCTGAATAGGTTCTTGGTCCATACATCAAATAATCTGGAAGTTTTAGGTAGAAATCTCCTTCTACTGCTTCTGCTGGATATGTTGAGGTAGGTGTTTGGGTTCCATTGAGAATTGATTTACCTCTAGGACCTGGCTGACCAGTATCAGAAATGATTACATCATTTTCTGTTGTAGTAATGTCGATAATATTAGAATTATCAATATAGTTAACCATTAAACTACTGTCACCGCCCTAGAAACTTCTAACCATCCTTCTACAAGTCTTGTTAGTTGACCTGTTGGTATATGTTCAACAACTAAATCGTATGCTGATTTTGGATAAGCAAACTTTGCTGTTTTATCTGGAGTAGCATTTACTTCAATCTTTCCCTGGAGGGGAGTAACAGTAATGCCATTACCTTGGGTCAAAGAAGCTAATACTTTCTTTGAACCTGGTGCAGATTTGATATCCATAAATACACGATATTGTGTTAAATCAATTGGATCTCCGTCGGGATCTTTATAAATAAGGGTAAAGGTAAAGTTAGTAGATTGATCTACTTTAAAATTTTTAATACCAGCCATTAATTAATCCCTCCAGATTAATTCAATTTTATCACAAAAGCCGTTCTATGCTGATGTGGTAGTTAGGTCTACTACTTCGCAGTTATCTGCGCTGCAGGCAAATGTCTGGCTTCCAGAAGTCATGTCTTCTTTCTCGTAGAATGACAAATCTGACCAATTAATTGCTGAAGGCATCTTAGCCAAAAGCTCGAGGTACTCTAATTCGTTGACCTCTTGGTATGGGGCTTGCTTATAGGTGTGGTCAGAGTAAGGAAGGAATGAAATTCCAGATACCTCGTCAAAATGCTCATATACCCAAGCTCCGACTGCCATCCATTCGTCATCACGAACAGATACTGTAATAGAGGGCTTATGCTCACACCATTCTCTTTGATAAACCAACCATGTATTTAAATGGTCAATAGCAGTAAGGTCATTGCGAATAATTGCTCCTTCTGGTGCCTTTACTGGAAATGAGAAAACAGTTGTTGAGTCTGGCTTCATGAAATCTGGTTCATTAGGAACTTCATATGCCTTCATCAATTCTGTTAGTGGATCTTTATTATCTGCACGTACTGTACGGATATAGTATTCTGAGTGCCATGGGTGCATTCCTGAAGATACCCCCACCAACTGAGAAACTGTACCTGAAGGCTTAACACATGTAATGGCGGCAGATTCTGGAATAGAAAGTCTTGCCGCTTCTTCTTTATTAGTCTCTCTTGCATAATCACGAAGACGAGCCAAGAAATCTGATAGGTCTCCAAGATTCTCCTTACCTGACATGAACTTATGTCCAAATTGTCCTGTAAGAGAAACTCCTAGTAGTCTTTCTTCTTCTGTGTTATCCTTCCAAATTTTGCGAAGGTACTTAAAGTCTGTAAGTGTTGATTGCCATGTTCCAAGAACTGTGGCTAATCTAACCTTATTAGCAATTACTTCCTTAGTATCGTTTTCACGAATTACAACTTCGGAGAGATTACAAAATTGATAAGGTCTAAGGATAATTTCTGAGCATGGGTTAGTTCCGTAGTGGATTTCTGGATCTCTACGCCCCCATCTGGCTGCCTGCTTTTGAGCAGCTGCCACATTGTATATACCACGCTCTCCTGATTTTGAGTCGTATAGATTTTTCCATTCTGCTATAAATTGTTCCATCTCTGGTTTACGAGAATATGCTACAGAGTTGTTTGACAAAGCACGTTGTGCATTGTTCTCCCACCAGTTTCCAGTCTTTGCCTGTGCCATTTCAATATCATTAATATTAGACAAGGAAATCATTGCGGAACGACGAACTCCACCGACTACAACAATCTCACCAATCTTGCACATGATGTCATGACATTCAATTGGCTTTAGTTGACGTCCTGTTGCATTCTTAAATTTTGCAATTGTAAAATCAAAAAGATTAACTAATGGTTGTGGTCCTGAAGAACGCCCACCCATTGTCTTAAGACGTGCACCAGCTGGACGTAATTTAGAAACATCAATTACTGGAATCTGTCCTGCCCAAAGCATGGCAAGAAGTTCTTTGTAAGCCTTTGCCCATCCTTGCTTTGAATCTTCAACAACAATTGTAGTTGTTGTCTTTTCTAATTTTTCGGGGACAGCAGGAAGCTTATTAATATACTTATACTCAACAGAGAATCCAACACCTGTTCCACACATAAGAATGTACATTGTTTCATCAAATGATCTTGGTGAATCTACTGGAACAAATGAGCAGTTATATCCTGCAACATTATCTCTTTCTAGTGCAGCACCTGCAGTCATAACAGAACGCATAGATGGCATGATATCTAAATTATAAACTGCATCACGCAGTTCTTTAAGCAACTTAGGATCTGGAGTATATCCATGATTCTTACCTAAGTGATTTGTCATAAATCCAAAATATCTGTCTACTGTCTCACCCCAGTTTTCTCTGCGATCCTCAGATTCTATATATCTTGCGTAACGAGAAAGCGCAATAAACTCCTGGTAAGCTGACGGTAATGACATTTTTTTGAACTCCTTCTAGTGCCCCTTGGCACTTCTAAAATTTTGATTGGACTACAATCTTACCACATTGATTTACAAGAGCGGAAGTCTTTATGCAATGTTTTTTAAATGAGAAAAAGCTTTTTCAGTTAAAGATAACCAATCGTATTGTTTATACATTGGCTCCAAATTACTCAGGGCAGTTTCAACATACTGATCATATTTGTAAACAACTTCTGTCATCAAAAATCTTAAATGGTCTGTGTCTGGATGAAACATTTTTCCTGGAAGCATTAATGGCCAAGGAGAATCCTGAAGTGTTGACTCTAACTTTAGAGTTATAAACTCTTTGTAAGGTGCCCACGCTTCTGTACAAATAACTGGCATGCCAGTAGCCATTGCTTGAAGCGGGATAAATCCAAAACCTTCTCCATAGCTGGGATAAATTAAACAGTGATGAGAATGCATAAGCATTACAAGTTCTTCATCAGACATTTCCTTAGAAACAAATTTAATATTAGGATATTTAGAAAGATCTACTCTTTCACCCCACATGTCAAGAACTCTAATGGTGCTTGTCTCATGACATTTGACAGTAAGCTCAACATCTGGATTATTTCCAAATGCTTCTATAAATGATTTTACAGTTAGGCTTCCGCCTTTTCTTTCAGATGGTTCACCAATGTGTAAAAATCTAAACTTTGATCCAACAGTTCTTTTTGTAGAATTTTTCCAAACATCATGTAATCCATGTTTATAAATCTTTATTGGTCTTGTTATATTTTGCTTTTTATATACCCAAGCATTAAATGCACATGTAGCCCATACTTCATCGCATCGATTCATATTTTCTTTCCAAAAATGAGGCAAAAGGGTTGACTCCCAGGGTGTATATCCGATAGTATATTGAGTAGGCCTGTTGTATTTATATGCGATAGGAGATATGAAATTAAGCTGAAGGTCAGCTTTAGCGTTATTTGGAGTGACCAAATGACCTAGTTTTTGAAGAGAGGTAATTATACCCATGCTTGCCTGCCCGTAGCCAACGGCGGGATTATACCCAGATTCGGATGTAAAAAAACTTATATGCAAGGGGTGTTACCTTTCGCTTCAGAATATTTTCAGTATATCACAAAGATTTTTTAAAAAAAAGTCTTGACAAGGTACAAGAAAGAGGTTATTATAATAATATGAGTAAAAACCTAAGTATTAGGTTACTTAGTTATTTATTAATATTTATATTAGGAATTAATATTACTCCTAGTATAGATTTTAGTAAATATACAAAAGAACCGTTAAAAAAGGTAAGTAACTTAGAAGATTTAAAGACTACTCAAGAATATCAAGAGTACCTTGAATCTTTAAAGAAAACCATGGAAATTGTGAAAGCTAGAACTAATAAGCTTGAGCAATTTAAAAAGGCTAAGAAATTAACCGACGAGGATCTTGCTGTTTTATTATATCTAGTAGGATTTGAAGGTAAAGATCTTAAACAGGCCTGGGCTATCGCTAAAACGGAGTCTAATGGCCGCCCCGTGGCATATAATGGTAATACAAAAACTGGAGACAGTTCTTATGGCATATTCCAAATCAATATGATTGGAAGCCTAGGGCCAGAGCGTCGAGAGAAGTTCGGGCTTGAGAGCAATAAGGAGTTGCTAAATCCAGTTACCAATGCAGAAATTGCATTTCATATGTCTAAGGGTGGAGAGGATTGGTCATCTTGGATCAATTCAATCAACAAAGCCAAAACATGGATACTTAACTTCCCGAAAGTGGATCTGACCCCTTATACAATACCTGTCGAAGCTTGACATTCGGTAAAATAAAATGATACAGTTAATCTATGCATATAGATAACACTGGGGTAATTGATATCAGAGTCGTAAGGCAATGGCTTGATACTCGCACAGACTTTTCTCATAATGTTTCGTGCAGTGTCGGGCTACTTGCTGGATTTGACGACGACGGAGTATATCTTTTTTGTTTAGAGTGTAATGATAAAGTCTATGTAGGAATTGATACATATAAAACAATGGAGCGGGAATTAAATGGCTGAAGAAAATGATAATATTTTACTTGGAATCTATATACAACTTTCAAGGGTGTATGATATGCTTATGATAATAGCAGATGGTGTTGGTAAAGGTGAAGAAGCTTTAGAGATTAGAGACTTACACTCTGAAGGAAAAATTCTCACACCACCGCCATCATTAGTGGAGGACGAAGATGCCTAAGTATTTTGTAACATTGAATCTAGAAGTAGATATCAATAAGTTAGATAATATTGATGCCATCGTGGATTCTTTTGACCTAATCGGTTCTGCTGAAAACACAGAGGTGTTGGATGTCAGCTACGAAAAGGAAGAAGAATTCGAAGATGACTTCGAAGACGAAGAGTATTAAAAAATAATCCCCCAGGAAAACTCCCAGGGGATTTATTTTAAGGTTTATTATCCCTTAATAGCTTTGAATGTTTTTTGATCAACAATTCCAGTCTCTGGAAGACCTTTAGAT